GGGTGAGGCATGATGCCTTGTGCCATTTCTTGTGCTGATAGTCCTGTTGACTTACATTCGCCCGGCGCAAACCCGATATCACCGAGCTTCTTACGGAATCCTTTTGCAAGCCAGTACATAGGCTGATTGGCGAAAGAACCAGCGTCAAATAGTTGGTTAGTGGATGTATTGATAGCTTGTGTTAGCGCGGCAAGGATATGCCCATAGCCTTCGTACAATAATCCGCCTTGCGGGTCGTGCAACATTCCGTACATGACTAGGTTTGTGTTGGGTTCGATTCTTACAACAGAGTCATATTCGCCTTGTGTTTTGTCGGCTGTGACTGTCTGACCGTTTACTTTGACAGTGATACCATCCAACTCATAGCGTGGTGTTACTCTTACAACGGCTTTTTCATTCGTTTCTTGAACAACGACTGTATAAGGCTCTTCGTATCCGTCGCCGTCGCAGTCATACCAGCATTGTTGTTCAATGAAGGCTGTCGTCTTGTCTTGCTCTGAATCGCTAGGCAGTTCGGCGTTTACGTTAGCAGTTTCTTTGTCACTATCGCCGTATCTGATACCGTTATCTACCCATGCGCCAGACCTGATTTTCTCTTCAATCTGATTCTTGGGAAGTGAGAACGGCTCAGAGAAACGACGTAACCGGCTTATTGAGTTGACAGTATTATCTAGTGCGAAGTTAGGATATGTGACCAGATCACAGACATTACGCCCCAACGTTGGGTCAAAATAAATCTTCTTGAATACGGTTCCGTTGTAGGGTAACAAGTAGAGCATTTTCTCATGCTCGTCTCTCCATTCTGGCATTTTGATGTTAATTTGGTAGTTTTCATAAATTGATATTCTGTCCGCCTTTGCTTGTTTTGCCTTTTCTTGATCTTTACCGATGACATTAACCTCTACAAGGTCTGCTTGTCTCATTAACTCGGTTGTTGTTCTGTCGCTGAATTGTAATGCCGCTTTAGCAAGTGTTGGTGACTTGTAATTACAGGCACCGATAAATGGAGTTGATCTCGATTCTGTTTCTTGAACAACTAAGTCAAGGCCGTTCTGAACGCCCTTAGACCACTTTGCCATTGAGTCTTGGTCATCGCTATAACCTTGAATGACTCGCTGACCTATCTCTTTGAGTTGCTCCTCAGTGAGCATATCAACGATGTTAGGTTTAGGATAAAACTGTTTTGAGTTAGGGTTATAAATGAAATAGTCAATCAGGTTGGGTTTATCAGTGATATCAGCTAAATCAACATTACCCTCGCTATCGCCTTCCGCATCATAGCCTGACTGATCGTTTTCGGTGTAGTTATCCATCGGATTATCTCGATTGTTCCACGTGGAACATTATAACTTAAAAGCATATAGAGTTAAAGTTTAATAACCTTAACAACCATTATATCCCCACAGGTTTAAGTGCTGTTTTGCTAAAAGCACAAACTCTGTGCTTCTACCATGTATAAATGTACCCCAAACAGAAAAACAAGATAGGAAAGACTCAGAAAGCGTACTTAAGTCATCTTTATCACTTATTCTAACTTCTACCTCATAATCTTTTATACGTGCGCTCCCATATTGGTGATGGTTAATTAGGTAGACGTAGCCTTGTCTAGGGGAAAGCTCTTTTTTATTAAGCAATCCATGTATATGCGGGCAACTTACTTCCATCTTGGTATTTTCTGTCATAACCAACCTCTGCTTTAATAACCTGTTAATGGTCTACCGTGGGTTGATCTTGGTATGTCAAAATCATCGTCGTTCGGCTCTGTTTCAGCGTGCCTCTTCGCCATTAGTGCATAACGTGATGCTGATATTAAATCATCGCGTATCTTAACTATCTTGCCGTCTTTGCGATGGTAAAGTCGGAACTCTTCAAACCATTCAACACAATTACTAAATACCTTCCACCGACCTGTCAGCATCCTATCAAGCATATCCTTCAATCCAGCCTCTACACCATTCCCACCATCCTCAAACGTGGCTCTTTCATAAAGCATATTCATACCGGCGTCTTTGTATTGTTGCGCTATCTCTTCATACGAGCCTGTATCATGCTTTAATCCATCGTGCGGCCATGCTACTGGTATCCATTCTCCTTTACGGTTGCTGACAGGCGCAAAGAATGAGGGAGTTGCCATCTCTGCTTTGGCTGTATATTCGTCGTAAACATAAAATACATCGTTGTCTCTATCCCAACAACAGCAAGCTAAAGCTGTGGGATGGTCTGTCCCGAAGTCCATGCCTTTAATACGCGGCCAGTATCTAGGTATTTTGAATGGTTCAACTTTAATGTCATCTTCGCTAATTGGAAACACGCGCCCACTCCCTAATACTGGAATACCCTTTGATCTTGCATCTCGCTCATGGGGCTGATAAGACATTATTATCTGTTCGCGTTCAGCGTCAGTATAATGGTCAACATCCCATATGGTCATCATCGTCAGCTTTTGATGCTTGCTTGGCTTCTCGTAAAATTGTCTGACTACTTCAGTCATACCAAGTAAGGGTGTGAAGGTAAGCATCGACCTTTGCCCTTTCTGCCCCTTGTTTGTTCTTGTTAACCCCTCGGCATAAATATCAGGTGGCGGCTCTTCGTCAGGCCACCAAAAATCAATGGTTTCAGCTTGAAACTTGGTACGCCCTTGTTCGTATGATTTAAAAAAGACAAGCGATGTGCCTCCTGTAATATGCTTGACCTTAGCGTGGTCATATAATCCGGGTGTTCCTAACGCATTAACAACGCCTACAATCTTACTTCTAGGTACAGCGCCACTACCGAACGAGTCTGGGTCTTGATAACGCCCAAAGAGTAGCTTTTGTGTTGAATCCCTAATAGCTGAACCAGTAACACCCCCTACCCACATAACAACAGGCTTTTCAAACCTTAGACCATCCCACCAATCAGGATAAAGACCTGTTAAATGATAAGCGGCCTCACGGCTACCTGCTAATGTTTTGCCGAGCTGATTGCCTGCCCCTAAGCATCGCTGTGAATAATCAAGACCGTTGCGGTGAAACTCTCGCTGCTTGTCGTAAGGTCTATAGAATTGCAGTTGGTTGTATTTAGCCAAATCCTTGTATTTTCGAACAGCTTTGGCTATATCAATGAGTGAGTCTGTCTGCGTCAATGCCGTGCTTCTTGAGATATTCTTTCGTGGCGGCTAACTCTTCTAAATCATCGACCTTATGCTCATTGATGACTTTATCAGTGAATAGAACAAGATGCTTGCCTAATAGCTCATGCGCTCTGGCGGATGCTTGTGCGGCTGACGGATTAACGGTCTCTACGCCGTTCTCGTCAACGCTAATCATATTACGTTCCATAGTATCGGCTATGTTCTTAAGCCCTCTCAGCACGTACTCAGCGTCTACCAGAGCCTTTTCTGCTATGGGTTTCTGTAAACTTTGTAGATGTTCTACAATGCTAGGTTTTGTTAGGTTTTCTGCGCCTATTTCATTAGCTGTATTCTTGCTGTATCCGGCACGGATAGCCGCCTGTGTTGCGTTAAGGTCAATGATGTACTCTTGGCAGAATCTTTCTTGCTTTGGGGTTAGTTTATTCATTAATAGCCCGGCAAACATTTTTCGGGTGAATGTTCTTTCTGTTTAACTATCCATAAAACATTATCTGCTAAATAGGAGGCTATGACATTGGGCATGGGATGTGCATCAATAAAGATATGTATAAACCCATTCTTTAATTCATACCAGCTACACTCAACCGTGATAGTTGAATAGTCGTGTTTGAAGGTAATACCGTATGTTGTTAGTTTAGACATTGTATCCTAGTCTCGATAGCTCATTAAAATAGTTCATGCTTATCTCGGTTGCTGTTTTTGGTCTATTTGTTACGTTAGCTTTGTAATAAGCATCTGCCCATTCAAACACTTTGATAACCTTTAGCTTTTCGACAAAGCCTTTCCCTCTATACTGTCGTTTGTATGATAGCTGTTTTTTCTTAATCATTTATAGTTCAAATGTCCGTAATTTTAACTCGTTGAGTTTAAGGTTTGCCCGTTTAATATCATCCATCTGCATTGATTTTAAGATCACCCACACATTTTTTATGGGGCTTAATGACTTCCCTCTGTGCTGGCGTTTGTAGGATGCTGCCTTTTTCTTATTCATCGTCACCGCCTCCACTACTAGACACTATGCCCATGATAATGATTAGGATGATTATTACCCACCACGGAATAAACATTTACTTAGCCTTTTTCTTTTTAGCTTTCATCTTGTTTTCGAGCGCGTAATAGACCTGCTTGCCCTTTTTGGTGCCGTAGGTCTTTTTCATGGCTTTCATTTCTTTTTGGTTAACTGGCATTGTCGTGTAGCCTCTGTCCAAGTAGCATCTACTATTCTATCTATTTGTTTTTTAAATAGTTTGTAAAAGAATGTCTTTGTATAATCGGCGTTAGTTTGAAATTTCAATAATCCAATAAAATTATAGTCCCATGATTCTCCAGTTTCATAGTCAACTGCATATCCGTGTGGTTTTGCTTGAGCAAGTCCAAAACCTTCAAAACCGCTCTTTTCGACTCTTATCTGTTGCATTATTTAATACTCCCTATCGCGTCTTTATCTAGGTTACACTGCACTGATTTTAACACAATAATTGTTATTTTTCACTAGATTTAAGATTATATCTTTCGCCAAATAACCAGAATACGACAGTTGAGCATAAATTACCAACCATAGTCCTTGATTCAACCGAACCAAAACTATAAGCAGACATAAACAAGAATGTTATAAAAGTGAAATAGACCACTATAGGGCGCTGTAGCTTAATAACAGCAATAACCCACGGGTATGTGGTGCCCTCTGTATCTCCGGCGTGTATGCGGGCTTCTAGTTGCTTTGTTTCGGCTTCCATTAACTGGATAAGCTCAGTTGTATTAGCAGGTTTTCCAGCAGAATCGCCAGTCCATTTTTTAATTAAAGCCATCGTACCATCTTTAATAGCTGGACCGAATAATGCAAGTAAAGTTAAGGGATCCATTTTATTTACCCAATACTGTTAATGCTTTTTGATAATATGCGCTGCGCTCTTTAAAGCCGTTTGAGTCGCCCCAAATGGGCGTACGGCGTCCTTTGTTCACCTCATCGCTGATTGCGTCAATGTCGCCGGTGTCGGCTACCGCGTTCATTTCATTAGCAATCCAAAACCATGCCGATGCCTTGCCGATGTTTTCTTCTTCCTCTAAAAGCTCTGGGTAGTTAACAAGATCAAGCCCTAGCCATTCTCCACAAGCCTTGTAGTTACGTTTGCCTGTGCATTGTAACCAGTCGCGCCCGCAATACTTCTCTCCGTCATCGTCATCCGCCGGCGTGTTTCCGAGACGCTCTGCTAGTCTGCCCGTATCATATTTGTCTAAATATTCGTGTCCACCCAACTCTTTGGTGTATTTTAGTTCAGCCGATTCTGTTCCTACTTGCGACAGGAAGGCGGCTACCCTTAATGGGGTGTTAGCGTTAATCATTGTTAAGGTGGCGTTTATACGTTCAAGATATTTTGCATTGCGCCCGCTAGATGCGCCGAAAGGGAAGATTCTATTTAATTGCGATAAAGTTATCATTAGTGATGCTTGAGCGCGGTGATTACAATACTAATAAAAACACCGAAAATTGTTAGCCATCCCATTGTTTTTATTTTGTCGGTATTGCCGCGAATGGTGCGGACGTATGCCATATCTTGCTGAAAAGCGATGATACCTTCAGGGCTTGAGGCATCTATCCCAAGCTGAACTAAAGTTTCTTTGACAATTTCGGATATTTCCTCTTTTGTCATATCGCCTACCCGTTTCTGCTCCACATCGAAAATCCATTTTTGTAAAAAACAAGTGTTATTTTAACGGAATTATATAGCCGTTTCAATGCTATAACTAATCAGAAAAACTGATTATTAAAGCCCATCTTACTGATTAACAATAAGTTATTGATTTACAATGTGTTTTTACATTACATTTATAAGCTACTGATTTATAACATAATTTAGTTGAGAAAAAATCTACAAAAAGAGTATCGTTACATTATTGAAAGCGGTTAAACACTAACGGAAAGGAAGGATGATATGAATATATACACCACTTTAGACGAGTATAACAATGTGAGAGTATTTAAAAGTGTTAGCTCTGCATTCGATCATTGTGAGCGTATTTACGGTCACCTTGAGTTTGAAAATAACGAACTTACAAGACAACCTGCGTCCATTAAATCAGTTGAAAAAGAATTACGCAATCAGCGCACAATACGCTTATATGAACCATCAAGTATTGAGCAATCAATAATAATTGAACATCATGCAATCTAGCCAACCACTAACTAAAGGATAAACATTATGAGCAAACGAGTCGAAGTTACTACCCAAGAAGAGTTTGACAAAGAAGCAGCAAAAGGC